CTGAGGAAGACCTTCAGACTCTCGATCTTACTCCCGCTCATCAGAGCGGCTTGCTCACTCGAGCAAGGAAGATCGTTTGTCGATTGCTAGCTGATGTTGATCCGCTAGCGATTACTCCTAGACATGGTTCAGGGGCTAGTTCATGTGGTACTCTACCACACGAGCGGTATGATTCGTTTAGGTTTATCTCGCGTTTAAACGAGGTTTACCCTTACGATGAATACTTCTTCGCGAACTCGACACATCTTTGCGATGACATTGCAAAGCTGCTAGATAGTAAAGAACATGAGCCTCTGGCAAAGGTGTGCTTTGTCCCCAAGGACTCTCGCGGTCCACGGCTAATTAGCTGTGAGCCTAGAGAGTTCATGTACATTTAATAAGGCCAAATGGCCTTATTGTACAAGATGGTGGCAAAGTACCCCGCGGTTAACGGCCAGATCGGTTTTACCGATCAAAGCCGGAATCAGCGTTTAGCGAGACTAGGGTCGATGGACCAGAGTTACGCGACGTTGGACCTTAAAGAAGCATCAGACCGAGTCTCGTGGGAACTTGTGAAAAACTTGTTTCCTGAGAATTGGTATAAAGCTTTGGGAGCATCACGCTCCCTTGGCACTGTGCTTCCGAACGGACGTTTAGTCCGATTTCGCAAATTTGCTCCTATGGGATCAGCTTGCTGTTTCCCAGTAGAAGCGATTTGTTTTTGGTCGATTGCACTAGCAACTGCCTGTGGTTCAGCGTATGTTAAAACGCTGTTCCGCAAACAATTCACCGATAAAGAGATGACACTTCTCCGCAAGGAGAGGTTCTCGGTTTTCGGAGACGATATTATCGTACATACTCGGCATGCCGATGCGGTGATCGCGAAATTGGAGCTTTGTGGACTACTTGTCAACAAAGCGAAGAGCTTCGTGAAGGGTCCCTTTCGGGAATCCTGTGGCGGAGACTTCTTCAATGGAGTTAATGTCACTCCCATTAGATGTAAAAACCTAATGGACGATAGTAGAGCGGCTCGGTTCCGTACTGCTGAATTGTTCAACAATTTAGCATTTAAGTACGGTTCTCGTATACGTGAGCACTTGAAACTCCTCTATGAGGAGCTCTATGGTGCT